TGATGCCCAGTTCTCGGTAGCAAAGGTAAGTTACAACACCATTGAACGAAGAAAGGGTTGAAAGCGTCTTGGCTGATGAGAAGCCAGAGCGAAACATTTGGAGGCTTTGCTCAACAAAGATGTGCCTTATCTTGTGACTTGAAAGCAGATCCAACAGTTCGCCTTGAATGTGGTTGTATTTTGAGTAGATGTCTGGGAAGTGGTTTTTGTTTCGCATGTCCCAAGCGTATGTTGCAATAACTTCGCCTGTGTCGGATACAATAGTAGCGCCGACGATGCTTGTTGAAATGTCTAGTCCTAAAATCATAGAAGAACTATAGCAGAGGTTCTATTAGATGTCAAGTTTTAATTTAAAAGTAAGATCTCTTTCTTGAGTTTTCTTGACAGGGGTGGCTAATTTAGCAATACCTATGATGTATTTATTTTCGTCGTATATCGCTATCTCAGAAATATATGTCTCTTTCTGAAAGCTGGCAGTCACATTGGGATAGTTGCCAGAGACAACATTCTTAATTGCCAAATTTGAATTCTGAGTATATGTCTTTGATCCTGTCATGCTTCCGGTTACATTTTGTGAAGAACTGATATATGTTATATTATTCGAGTGATTCAGCTCATTCTGAGGGGCATCTGCAAATAAAGTCATCATTTCTGTTTGAGTAGATCCAGAGAATTTTATTTCAAAACTACTATTAGGCAATTGAAGCCCAAGGCTGGCTGTTTCTGCTCCTGCGCCAAAATATAGCCACTTTGGATTAATTGCACTAGCGCCAGTATAGGCTTCGGTATGAGGTGCGCCAATAACCCAGTTTCCCGTAAGAACAAAAAACCCTTCGGTATATAGTGCCACCCCAGCAACAGACCCCGATCCGACGCTTCCCTCTGGTCCTGTTTGGATAAGCTCGCCATTTCCTGTCTCGTCCTCAAGGGTTCCAATTAGGGTGCCAGTAACATAGAAATTTAACTCAAGAGTATTTTTCTTCATTTTAGAGCCATAAAATATCGAAGGAATTGATATCAAGTTCAAAGCTTGAGAAGATTTGTTTCCTAGACTTGAACTAAATTGATAGTGGCGGCTTCTATAATTATAATAGTTTAAAGTGTTTTTTAAAGCGTCGACCCTCTCCCTATTTAATCCAGAGCTAAAATATTCTCTAGAAATACTAGCGGATAGAGGATAACTGCCCACTATCGTGTCTCCGTATTGAAAGTCGGCATTAAACTGGGTTGTACTTATGGTGCTAAATGAGGTTAGACTACCGTTTTTAGTTATAAACGGATAAATAAGTTCAGCAGAGGGGCGATCTACATTTAACTCATACAAATTGGCGAACCCGATAGGTACACCACCAACATTAGAATTGCTTCTATCTCCGATTATCTCGGGGCGGTCATTATAATAAATGGCATTCTTATAGATGAAGAAGTGCTGTCTGGGGTGTGTTTTTAATGTATTGTAAATTACATCATCTGGTCCAAATTCATAGTAAGGCACAATGTATAATACCTCCTAATAGTCCAGACGAACTCTGAGAGTGAGTTCCGTGTCTGGGGTCTTTTTTAATGGCTCTGATACTTTTGCCACTGCTAACAATTCATTAGCGGCACTATAAAGACCCACGGTTGTAACGTAGGAAACAGGCTGGTCTAAAGTTGTGTCTTTTACCCTGATTTGACTTGAAGTCAAATAAGTTGGGTTCGCACTATAGTTAAACTCGTTGTGAGAAGCTCTACAGAAATAGATCGTAGAGTTAAGCTCAGTTGTATTATTAAAACTAATGTTGTAAATTCTGTTTCTAATCGCCTCACAAGATCCTGAGATAGAAGACCCTGAGACAAAGTTGAAGCCAGTCGCTCCACCCAGAAGAGTTGTGTTGGTGCTTCCTAGCCCAACAGTCCCTACTGTTGCCGCATTTGACAAGATGCCTGCATCGGCAATATCATTAAAAATAGATCCAGAAATCACAGCAATACCGGCTTGGTAATAAAGCAGACCTGCCGGGGTTGCAAAGGTGTTGGTTGTCCCTAAATAACTAGAACCATCTGTTGTGCTCGACGAAGCATAAAGAATTCCGTATTCCCCCGCTGGTGAATTTACAAAATATTGGGAGGATCCGCTCAAATCAACGAGCTTAATTCTTTTACCGAAGTTTTGACCTGCAAGGTTTGGAGTATTGTTGGTCAAGGCATGGGGGTTGGAGCCACTAATGCCAAACTCCATCTCAAAGCTACCTTTTTTAATTTCATCCTTATTGAGCAAACGTGCCATATTGACGACAAAAACTTCCTTTAAAGTTGTGCCTCCGGAAGCGAAATTCCCATCCTCATCAAACTCTCTGATTGTTCCATCAACATCATGCCCAGCGAGGAGTTGAGCCATCTGATTGTAGATGTCAATCTTATCTTCATTTTGAATGCTGGTTGAGCCAGACAATTTAGAATTATTAGAGTATCCGACAGTTAAGTCAAAAATGTGATTCGCAGAAGAACTAAGATAGGGATAGTCATATACTGACTGAAACAGACCGTGAGAGTAATTTTTAATATTTACCGCTGTTGCCGTTCCCCCCTCATTGTATGTTCCGGAAACAATAGAGCCCGTCACAGGAATACTCTCGTGCAGTAAGGTTCTTGTTGTTGTTACGTCATTATTTAAAAACTGTTTATAAGTTGTAGCCATTATTAATTCCTGCCTATTTTATGCTGTTTTCTTGATATATCTTACTGGAATATCAATGCTATATCCTGTTGTTGCGCCAGTCACCTTTATAATTGTATCGATAAAAGAAAATGTTGCGCTGGATCCAGACCAGCTTCCGCCAGTAGAGCCAATTCTATCAAATAGATATGTGCTTGTTTGTAACTCAATTGAGGGGATAAATCTAAATTTAAATCCCACGCCTCTCGGACCTTGAATTGAACTATCATTTGGCTCAGTTCCCAGAGAGAGAAAGAATGATGTTCCCTGACCAGCGTTTGATATGTTATAGCTAGCCACGTTATCATCGTCCAAGTAGGAATAGTTAACTTGTGTTCCATTTGGGTTTGCCAAAGATCCAAGCCTATTATCCATTTCTACGATAAACTGAGTTTCTATCAATGTTGTATCAAGGGTTGATTTTTGGCTAATTGCTGTTGTATCTAGCCCTTGGTCGACCTGTACAAACTTGTTATTGCTATTACTAACACCGAGCATCACCCCGACTTGATCGCTACTATTCAACCCTTGAAATTCCGTATCTGTGTCTACGTCTGATGATACAACAAAAGTGTCATTGGCTTGAGCAGCGGTTCCATTTCGAGGCATTCCTCCGCCAGACGCTTTGGATTGTAACTCATTAAGTTTTAAAACTGGCAGATATAGCAAATTTGTTCTTGGGATAGAGATTAATTTGCTTTTCATTGTGGAGGTGTTATTTGTGAAAGCCTCTAAAACAGGAGTTCTCAAAATATTAATGTCATAATATGCCGACCCACTAGCGTTATTCTTGTTGTATTTAGAGTAATCAATCTCATCGTCTGCGAATGCGTATTTGACTACTTTGAAAGACCCGTCTCCTGCCGCAAGCCTCGCACGACCCGCATCAGTTAGGACGGCATCTAAAATAATATCCCCGCTGTTGTCCAAAAAACCCATTTATTTTGTCTCCTTGTGATGCCTATCTATTTTATATAATTAGCATTTCGTTATAAATAGTGTGTAATTCCAATTCAATCAAAAGTTTTTACTCTTCATCTGGGTTAAAACAACTTTCTATCGCCTCTTGGGGCTTATCAAAGGTTGTGTTGAAATCTACATTAATATCTATCTTTCTACCAGTATGCCTTGAAGTGAATCTAAATTTAAATACTTTATCATTCCAGAGTGAATGTGTTGCCACACCAAGGACCGGCTTGCTATTTGGAACATTCGCCGTTTCTCCAGTTATGCCGGAAGCTTCTTCATTTAGAAGTATCTGTTGTTCCGCTGCTCTAATCTGAACTGTTTTCTTTAAAGTTTTTGTTTTTGTTGAAATTGTTTTTCTGTCGCTTTTATAATTCAACGCCTTTAAATCTTCAATGTCATAAGCATTAAATAGAGGATAAAAAACATCCTGACCTGCGTCGACCATCTCTACTTCGTATACTGGCGATGGATTGGAGGCGTTTCCGTGCATGTCTCTCGACCTAAACGTGTAGTAATATTTGGTATTTACCTTTATCGTATCCTCAAACCCACCTTCTGGGATTGGTTTGAGTTTATCAGCGACTTGATAAAGTTTTCCCCTAAAGTCTTTATATGAGGATGGTCTATTATCTTCGCCCTCTATTCTAAATATTTCATATCTAGAAGAAGCATCGTCGGATTTGAATCTAAGTGTTTTATATACGTATTCTCCTCCGGGATAAACTATGTTTCTTTTCTGGGAGAATCTTTCTTTTATAAAATATGTCGTGTCCTCTACTTCTATTCCAACTGGTATCATTTCTCTGTCGCCAGTTTGTGTCTCAAAGGTCATGAGAACCTTATTCTTTTTTCCCGACATAGGATACATGTTAACAATTGGAGGCATTGGGGGGTTGTCTGTAATTAACACGTCCCTCTCCGTGTATAACGGAACCTCATACACCTTAACAGTTGGTCTCAAGTTCACTTTTACTGGCAACACAACCTTATCTGATTGTGTTTCTTGGCTGGTATATACGGTATACAGGTCCGCCTTTTTATCACTAGAGGGGTCTTCTAACATCGTAATTATTGGGGCAAAAATTCCCTCACCAGAAGTGTTTAAGTTTTCGGTTGTTGCATTTTCAAAAAGATCCTTTTCTTCACTTGTTGGGGCAATTGTATATTTATATTCTGTCCCAATCACAACCTTCGCTGCATGTATTTCATAGTTGTACAATTGGTTGTATTTTACCTGTGTATCAATAATTTTAATTTGTGAGGAATAGCCTTTTTCTGGATCTATATCTTCTGGTAATACAAAGAAGTTTTGGATTACTTGACCTGTTGCAGCCGATTTCTTTTCTATTCTATAATATAAAATATCCGAAGAGGCAAAGTTAGATTGGTTTCCTGAATATATTTCATGAATGCCTCTGGCAAAACTTGATACTTGAGTGATAAACCTGCTCATAAACTTGATCAAGCTCACTGCCTTGTTGAAGGAATTTTTATTTTGATCATTGAATTTACCCGTAAACTCTAAATTTCCATAAAAACTAGAATATTTTTTGTAAGTTTGTGGACTATAGAGAGAAAATTCCCCAGACTCTGGTGGATTGTCTAATTCTGTCAAATACCACTCCAGCCAAGATAGCATATCAAAGCAAGATATATCTTCTTCGCTTGTAATATACTCTTCAGAGTCCTCGAATAGATCTAGAGAAGCAGGGTCTTTCAATCTAGATACTATAGACGCTGTTTTGCCCTCTAATATTCTTGGGTCAGTTGTCCCAAGAGCGATTATTTTTGCAAGCTTTTCAAAGCCGCTAGTTATAGATTTATCTGAATAGTCTCCATAAACATATGTCATCAAGGTCTTGAGAAATTCCACTGTAATTCCGCTCTCTCTAAGAGATAAAGCTAAGGAACCCGGTGCTTGCGGTGTAAACGATATTTCATTGTACATGGGGAACTGACTTTTTAGGTCGTCGACCATATTAAGATAATCCTTGTCGGGATTTATAACAATATTGTGCGATGTCTTTACACTTTTCTCTTTTGAATATTGCTCTTTGTCCAAATCACAATTTATAAACTTTAGAGCAAATTTTTTAAAATTGTAATTGTCAAGAAGGTAGCCGTGAGTTTTTTGAAAGGCTGCTGTATATATGTCGCCTATAAAAAGTTCGGGAAGTGCGGGAGTGGCATATTCCCATTCTGGTAAGAAATAATTGTATATCGGCTTTACATCTGCGATTAAATTGCCTTGTAGGTTCTCGTTGCCAAAGAAAGGCACAGCTTCTTCAGAGAGTGCTGCCTGCGACCGTATAGTGTGGTCAGAGTACACTGTGTTTTCAATTTGATTAATCAAAGACATTTGACCAAATCTAAAATTTCCAACCGCATCCATGGCTACACCTTGATTCAGAAGATCTCCTGAGTCAGTGGAGGGCGAGAGAAAAAGCGCATTATGTCTAGTTTTATTATTATTTTTTGCTTTAAATTCCAAAATGCCAAATCCGGTTTCTGTGTTAGCATCAGAGAATGTATATCCTTCTAATTTCTGTTTAACATCAAACAACATATTGAATGGCACCAAGGGCTTCATTGAGTCTGTATACTTGCTTAGATCAAAATATAAAAACACATACTGCTCTTTTCCTAGATTGAGAACTCTAGAAGCGAAGTCAGTAGATGCGATAGGTGGAGAAATTTTAATGTGTGTAATGCCGTTATCGCTATAAAAATTGTTAAAATAATATTTTATTGATGGTATTACGGCTTGAGTAAATTTAATTCCTTGGGGACCTACTGATGCATCAACTTGCTTTATAGAACTATTTGATGCCAATGCCTCAGTGCTTCCGTTTGGTGCTGGAGATAAATATCTTAGTTTATTTTGGGTCTTTGCCCAGATGGCTCCGAGCGAACTTCTAATTGGATCATAGTTGAAGTTTTCTGTATATAAAAATTGATCTCCGGGCGCAGGCTGGATGAGCATACCGTTCGTGGAAACCAGATCATGACTCTGAATAAACATCTGCTTCTTTTTGTTTTCAGACTCTATAATCAAAAACTCAAATTTAATTGCTTCTGATCCGGGTATAGTTCCAGCAGCAATTGATTGCTGCATAGCGCTGCCTTCGCCAGACACAGAATTTTCTTTGTCTTTTTCGATAGCATCTATGTGGGCAATAGCACCCTTTTTTTCTTCTGTGCTGCTGCCATTATCCGTAGAAGTGCCCGTGGTCTCGTTACTGAGCCCAGAAGTTTTATCCCCACCTTGTCCAAAACCAAATCCAGCCATAATTCTATTCTACATTAATATGCAGATCCTCCCCCGCCGCCCGATCCATTACCAGAGGGCGGTTGTGTAGTTCCCCTATAAGCGCTAGATGTGCCAGATTTACCCTTTATCTTGCCTACAAGTTGTTCTAGCCCTTTGCCTTTGAGTGCGCTTTCTAACAATTCCAATTCCTCTCCTGTGATGTCTTCGTCTCTTGTCCTAACCTGACCGTTAGTTTTTTGTTGAGATGCATTAGAGTTTATATTATTTAAGTTGCTAAGTTTAGACAATTTTAAAGAATCTAGTATTTCTACTTGTTCTAACGTGCTTAATTTACTAAACGCCTCTTTGTTTTTTTGCGCTGTTCTTCTTTTGGGCACAGATAATGGTGGCGTTTTGCCGCCCTTATCGACCAAAATATTAGAGTTAGTAGCTTCCGTTCTAAGGGTGCTAGACTCATTATTTCTTGATGGCTCATAAGTACCAACCCTATCCGATATATAGTCTAGCTTTGTTCTTAGGGCAGTATCAGCAAGGTATGGTCGGCTGGACTCATCTGGGCGGTCATTAGTTTCACTAAGGGGACTTCTCGGATTGTTAAAGGCTCCGACTGCTGCTGGACCTGCCTGACTAACTATGGAAAGGGTACTTAAAGTGTCCAAAACTTCAAAATCCGTTTGTATATTTAACTCGTCCTGTACACTTTGCGATGTTATAAAGAAGTATTCATCAAAAAACGGCATCTCAATCAGTTTTGGAGGCAAGACTCCATTGGTGTCATTATAATATCTTCTTTGTCGACAGAGTAAAAGCTCATCAGAATTAAAGTTTTCTTGGGAAATATCTGCCTCTTTCAAGTCTGTCCACTTAGAGGACGATATTTGATAGTCTTGGTTAACAGCTTTGAAGCCCCTAAATACTTGTATGTTGTTCAGTAGCCTATAATTAAAATTTAAAAACCCATACATCATTGGATCTTTAAATCCATCTAGTTTTTTTGTATTAATTGTCTTGTATAGAGTGCTATTAGCTGCTGATAATGATTTTGTAGCAGTCAAAATCAAAGCTTTAACATGATTGGGCGAATTAACCAGTGGTGGCTCGGTGGAGGCACCGGAATCCTCTCCTATAGATTTTGCTAGTGCTGAGATCAGAGCGTGAGCAAACAAAGATTGTTTGAATTTCTTTCCCCCATTTGGTGATGTTATTCTATAATATGAAAGAGAATTGATTCTTTCTTGCTCTTCCAATTCGCTATTAATAAAATTCAAGTCATCTAATACTGTCAGAGAGTACAATAATTTATTTGGATTGATCGAAGAATTAATTAATTCATTATTAGACAAGTTTACGCTCCTAGAAGAGGCATCTAATTCATCTCTGTTAGAAGTTCCAAGCGATTGAAAACGAGCCTCTGGTCTAAACGGCGTCTGATACAGTGGTGCTGGGCTTATGTTGGAGTTTTCGCCCCTCACCGTAGAGACAACAGTGGGTGCTAGGTCTCTTATGACCTCGATGTCTTGACCCACCTTCTCCAAAGTGCAGCCTTTTTCCGAGAAGTAATTGATCAAATCGATTCTTCTTCTCTGTGTCTTTTCGGGTAAATCGATTTCTTTTGCATTGCTAATCTCGGCAGAGGAAAACCCACTAGATGGATTATTGTTATACCTTATTACATCCAGCATTAAATCACTAATTTCATTAACATCTTCATTTTTGAGCGAGCCATTCGACATGACATTGTATGCTGATCTTCTAGGCAAGTATACATAAGACGGGGCAAGATAAGAGAACTTTTTATTGTTTATTGTATCGCCGGGATTAAAGATTGTAGGATTTTGCCCACTTGTTTTGATTACAATATCCGCGTCTTGGCTGCTAAAGAGCTTCTTTGTTTCCAATAGAAATCTCTGTTTAATATTTTCTGAATTTACGACTCTTAACCCACCCAAATTTGCAGGGGCGGACCCTTCCTTTAGGGACAGAAAATCAAATCCAATTGGTCTCCTTAATGACGTTTGTATGGCTAAAAAAGTCTTTTTGAAAACATGATCATACTCGAATGTCTTAACGGGGGTTCCACTAACAATATTTGGCGTTTGGGCTTTCGAATGAGGATCAGAAACACCAACAAGATCTTTCAATTTTCTATAATTACTGTTTTGCTTCAACACAAAATACAACTTTTCAATTAAATCGTTTATCAGCTTGGCGACCAGTTGGACACCTTCCGGGTTGCCAGTATTTGGGCTAGAAATATTTGTTAGATATTGTATCATTTTAAGAGCTTTTGTTGCTTCAGATGTCGCATCTTCGTCAACATTCAACAAGAAGAGCGTTGATACGTATTTTGCAATTACATCAACGGCAAATGAAGATCCGTTAACCGAAGCGAGTGATTTGTTGTATGCTGATAAGAATTTAATATTAAACCGATTTAAAATATCGTCCGAATATTGCGGATAATTTGACAAACTAACATAGTCATTCCACCCCTTTGATCCATCTGTCCCGTTTAAAAGCTGTTCTAGTGCTATAATTTTTGTTTTTAAAAATTCAGCCATTGGGTCCTTGACTTTCAGTGTCAAAGTGTATTGAAATTCCCCTTGGTTTTCCGAAGATACTGCTATATCTGTTCCACTAAATGTTCTTATGCCTTGTTGTTGATTTTTTAAAAACACTTCGTTTATTGTTCCGAGCTTACTTACATCTTTAGTCCTAACTGGACCTATTTGGTCCGAAAGGCTTACCTTCTCTATTAGTCTCCCCGCCGCGCCATCTTTAGAATGTACAATTGCAACGGGAACAGAGCTTTTGGAAAATAATATACTGTTGAGAGAAGAATCGGCAACTTGGCTTTCTTTTATTCTAATTCTTGATATTTTAAAATCTAATATTTTTACGCTAGAAATAATCTTAATATACTCTGCCTGATTTGTTTTCTTTATAGTGTCTAACAGCCCCGGAAAGATGGTGTTCTTCCTCAATAAGTTACAAATATCTAAAGAAAAAGTAAATCTATTCTTGCCGCCGATGTCAGGTCCGCACCAAAAATTAGATATAATCGGATATTTCTTTCTTATGAGACCTTCCGTTCCAAAATTTTGTGCCAAGCTATTGACGACATCATCGTTCGTTATGAATTCGGATACTCTTGCATAATTAAAATTAGCTTTGCCTATTTTTATTGTTTCTCTATTGTCAACAACTTTTGCGTTTGGGACAGTTTTCTTTTTCAGATATTCTGATTGACTATATGATCGGTTTGCAAGGTGAGCTTTGCCCTTCATGTATTGACCATCCGGCATTAAATGCTTTGCTCCAGAGTAATATTTCCCATCTCCATCAACAAAAACAAATGAATCTTGTTGAGCATTTCCGTCCAATATGACAATATCGGAAACAACATTTCCCATTAGATGGCTTGAAAAACCGCTGGTTGGGATGGGTATCTGATCGAATACTGGTCCGAGTTTTTGCTTTGTGTCCTCTAGAAACTTCTCGATATCAAAATATGCATATGCAAAATAAGATAAGAAACCCACATTAGATCCGCCAACCTTTGGGCTAATATTGAACTTGACCTCTAGAGGAATGTTGTACATTATATTTCCATTAGCATCCTGTTCTTTTGAAAAGGGTATCTGTTTTATCAACTCTGATGATTTGATTTGAGTAATGTTGTCCGTATTTGAGTCAACAGTGTGAGCAGCAGGGTTTGCCATGGCACTCAATATCAAATTTGCTTTTCCCTGTATTGAGTTTATTAAGCCTAATTTCTTTGTCTTGATGCCCGAAATTGATGAATTTTTAAACACTTGCCCATTTTCTGGGTTAAGAAATTTATAATAATTTTTAGATATTTGACTAGACTTTGAAGGACTAGTGCATTGAACAACAAAAATATTAACATACTCAAGAAAATCTTTTTTTGACAAGAAAGAAAAATTCCCATCATCATCTATAGTCTCTTTAAACACCATCTTGATTGAAACATCCATAGAGGTATTTTCCTGAGCCTCCTGAACGTCCTTTAAAGAAGCAGCGCTCACTTCGTTGGGGTGATCGATGTGCGGATCCTGCTTTGTTCTTGGCAAAGATATTGAATTGGATAAAGTTATGCTAGAAATGCCAACATTAGGCATACCTATACCAAGCTCATCCTTGACGTTTATATTTAATTGTATATTATCTATTCCTATCATTCGTCAGCACAAGGCTCCTCTGGGTTTGGTGGTTGCTCGACAATATTCGCTGGGATGTTTATTGGCGTCTCAATTTCGTTGTCTGTTCTTAAATCAAAATAATATTCTACATAATTATGATTGATAGCAAATGTTTCTTTTGTTTGTCTATTATAGATTACATCTCCATAATTAATCAATTGCTCACCCAAGTCATCTCTTATAAATTTCATACGTTTTAAGTTTTCGTATTCATATGAAGAGGCTCGCCCCTCATTCATAGAGACTGTATCTACCCTGAATACCTCTAAATCAAAATCTTCTTTTTCTAAGGGTATATGTTTTTCTATAATATCAAATAACAACTGTTTAGCCTGAATGGTAACATATGTGCCGTCTTTATATACTTCTGGGCTGTATAGCCTATCCTCTTCTGGCTCGTCTGCTAGACCCGGCTCAATAACATCTGGTCCAAACTCTGTTGATGCCCCCTCTTCGTTGCTATCAAATACGACCCCTCCAGATTTTACTTTTGTTATGAAATTAACTTTACAATTTATCTGCGGGATTTGCTCAGGCTGACCTAAAGACCCAGTATAGTTATCGAAAGAGCTAGATATGTTTCCTGCAAAAAAATTAGCTGCAAAAGAAGGATAGTAGGATGAATTTAAGTTCGAATTGCCCAAAGGGTTGTCCAAGTCTTTGAGGTTGAGATTTGGAGGCGGAGGATTCACGGAAGCAAAAGTCAAGTCTGCTGGTGGTGTCCAAGTTCCTTGCTGTTCCGAAACATCGTACTCTTGTGTGACTCTTTCAAAGTGTGACTCAATGCCATATGTAATTGCTTGAGGTTTAGGTCTTACAGCGCTTTTAATTCTATCGGACGTATCTTTTTGATTTTCCGCATAGCCGCTATATTCTACATCATATGTTATGTCTCTATCGAAAAAAGCATAGAATTTAGGACGCCATTTACCCTTCGACAACAAATGCTTGCCGTGAGGAGTAAGTTGTATGTCTACAACTTCTTGTTTTTGATCAAAGAATTCCATAGCTTATTTATAATTAGCTCCCTTATACAAATTTGTTTTAAAATCGCGTTAGTTCTGCATCATCAATATCAACTGTCGTCCTTGGCTTTACCTCTGGTGGTGATTGTGTCCCTTGTGTTGCAGCCCCCAGACCTTGCTGAATTACGTTTTGTTGAACAAATTCCGATGCTTGTCCTGTTGCGGGGGCTACTTCTTCAGTTGCGGGAGAAAGCACGAAAGATGTCTCAAGTTGTGCCAATTCTACAAGAGAAAAGAAGTCATACGGCCAGTTATAACTGTAATTTAATTCTTTATCTGGAGATGATGTGAAGGCAGCCAATTCTTTATTTGATGTAAACGGGAACCCTTGTCCTCTTTCGGATTTCTTTGTAACGTTATTATAGTTGTTTCTTCCCCTCTGCTTTACCTTAAACACCATCCACCTAATATCACTAGTTGTACTTAGGAACGGAGAGGTTGTGTACGCCTCATTTCCAAAAAATTCAAACTTAGACCTCAAATTGTGTTCAATGACCGAATGATCTTTTTCTGCTGTCATAGCAATGTCTGGCATTAAGTTTTGCCAGATATAAGATAGGTCCTTCTTGTCTAGAGTGTGATTAAACTCAAATATATACATGACAACTGGCTTTGCATTGGCATTTTTTATCGGATCAAGTTGAGGGGGTATATAAAACTTCTTCATCTTCTTGATCATGCCACTAATCGAAGTTTCTTTGATGTCGGTTCCAGCACCAAATTGGTCTTTTTTGATTGCCGGATCTCCATTATCTATATTAATGAGTTGCTGTAAAAACATCCCCTCGTCGATACTATAAAATTCACCATTTGAGTTAATAGGTACTGCAACAATCGCTTCCGAAATCTCTTTTCTTGATGCTATTTCTCCTACTCGAACCTTATCGGACTCAAACCCACAAACGTTTATTAAGGATCCGGTTAGTGAGGCATTCCCGGCAGCATTAAGTATTTTACTGGACTCTACACGTTGTGGAGCCGATTCCCTTATTGCTAAGTAAATTCCATCAGATCCAGTTGGAGGATTTCCGAAGCCTTTCCATACGCCACGAGTGTAGTATTTTTCATTTCCGTTGGGTCCAGCTCCGAGAGATGCCACATCCATGTCATGCATGTTGATGCTTGGGCACTCAAACTTACTCTCAATAACCCACGCATCTTGCGAGTCTTGAAGAACAGTAGTGGATACACCTTCGGGAATAAAATTACCATCTTCATCTGTTTGTGAACTATAATTGACCTGCTTTAGTGTAAGGCTTCCAAATAGATCCACAGAGGAGCTAATTTGCATTTGATTTCTTGCAACAGGGAGAGTATAATTAGATGGAACTAACAAGTCTTGTGCTCTCTCGTTTGTATTAAAATACCTTGTAAAGACCTTAGCATTTGCTAATATGTCCCTAAGCTCAAACTTTCGACTGGAGCCTTCTACCATGTCTTCTATCTCATGCGGTCTAACCTCGATTCTAGCCACAGCATCGCCATAAAAATAAGGCGGCGTGTGAATAGCATAGCACGGGTCTTCAAAGAAGGCACTTTCATTAACAGTATTGCCAAAATACTTTGGCTGAGCGAGATATGGTGGTCCATAGTGCATACCTCGAACTGAAACCTTGGGATTTCCTGATCTTCCTCTACCCAATTTATTACTAGGATCAGATTGACTAGCTAGCCCGGAAGACCCTGTAAATGGGTAATATTCAAATGATCCGGATGGTCCCTCGTAAGAAACATAGTCTTGTGTTTTAGACAATACCACATCCATTATATATACAGACCCAGACACCATCGATCTAAAATCTTTTTCTGCCTTTGATATAAACGAGGTTGGTGCTTTTCTCTCCAAGAAAAACTCTTCTACCTCGGCAAAGAAATTGTTAGCTGCCAACGAATACCTAATGTCGGATTGACCCTTCCAGTTAAAAAAGTAATTTGGCTTGGGTACGCTAGAAAGAGCGCCTGCTTGCCAAGGCTCTCCTCTGCGAGTACCAGCTTGTCCAGTATTAAAAGAACCAGTGAAATGTGGATACACCAAGAATACACTACCAGAAGCATAACCTACGGTGTTCTGGACTTCTCCAGCAGTTCTATAGTTGTTTGATGCTGTGATGGGCAAATATCTATCTGGATTTATGATGGCTTCGAATGGAAATGAATAATTTGGCTCATTAACAATTATATTCAAAGGAGTGTTAGAGGCAGAATGTAATGTGTCTACTCCAATAATGTCTGCTATAGCGTTTCCAGTCCTGCCACCCATTTCGGCTAAATTAGACGGCAATGATCCGGTATGTACCGAATAATCAACTGCGATTCCAGATTTAATCGTATTAAAGAAAATACCGGGGGCAAAAAATGGCTGATATAATGCCGCCAACCTTCCTTGCGGAGCCTGTGCCTCTGTTGCTGCCGTAGATCCGCTTATGTATGGCGAATAAGAAGAGGAAAACAAGTGACCCAACTGGACCGATCTTAATGCTGGATAGAATCCTTGGTATGGGAGTAGTTTTTTGATCGCATTAACTTTGAGACTAATTTTAGTTGGACCAGCAGTGCTATTCTTCTTGTGATCTTCTTTCAACTCAACAAACTTAGACATAAAATCTGAATTTGAATATATTGTGAAAAATTGATTTTGAAAACTTGCTGTTTCTGAGGTAGCACTCCCTGTTGTATCTAGGGAAGCCCCTATTAAGTCCAAGAATTTATTGTTTTCAGATGAAAATCCGTTATTAACATAATAGTCCATATGGTCAGAGATCTTAAACTCCGGTAGAATGGAATGATTTTTCCCCATCAGTCTGATGTCTTTGGAATATTCTTCATATGAGTCATACCAAGGGGTTCTGCCACTAAGCACGTCGGCTCTATATGGCGGAATAAGGTGCAGCGATGCCGAAGCATGATTAATTATAAACCCAAGATTTGCTGTTCCCGCATTCTCATTGAAGGCATTATCTGGTCGTCGCCCATAAGGGAAGGAACCAGACCAAATTAAGTTTGGATACTCATATTGGATAGAAGCACTAACCTTTATGCCAAGGGCAGTCGCAGAGCCGATATCAGCCACGGCTCCGTTTCTTGTACCGGCGGTGAGGTATGGGTTTTTGCCGCCGAGTTCCATAGAATTATATAACCCATAGACCCACCCGGCGTAAGATAGTTCGCCATTTTTATTTACATTGTTCCACCTAGGCTCAACTGAAGGGTTTAGTTGCGCTCCGGATGGACCTAAAGGTGCCCAGAAATAGGGGTCGAACCCCTCCTCATTCGCCACCACTCCTGCGGAAGCTGATTGCAAATAATAATCGAAAAATGGCTCTTCTGCATCAAGAGGCCATATGCTAAGATCAATCATTCCGATTGGTCCACTTCCGCTAAATATGGTTATACCCTCTGCGTTTTTTGCAACGCCTTCGGACCTTATCCTACTGTCAATATTGTCTTTCCAAAATGCAGTGGAATCGCCCAGTCTTAGGTTGAAATTAGATGACCCACTGGATACGGTGTAGTTTTCCCTGCCTCTCGTTCTAGATAATCCCATCTGGTTCTTTTTCGGGAAGACAATTTCTCCATATGTCAGAGACTTAAAAGTATTAATGGGGCTAAAATCTCCCAAGTCTTTATCGATGTATATCCTTTTTAGGTCATCATATACCTCTTCGCCTCTCTTGGCTTCAAAACCAATAATTTCATTTATTACCTTGTTATTGAAAGTGTGGAGATTATTACCATATGTGCTTTTTACAACAACTTCCTCACCGTTTTTTAAAGTAAATTTATGTACAAGGGGCTTATAACTACTAATAACAGCAGGGTCTCTAAAGCTTACTAAGTTCTTCTCTCTCAATATAGAGCCATCATCAGCATATTTAACAACAGATTGAGTCATTAAAGAAATAAAATTATTTTTATTATGATATCTAACAATTGGGTTTTCAGATTGTCTAACCTGTTTCCAAGATGAGAACCCTCCGGGTCCGTTTCGGCGTAGATTCATAGCGTTTAAAAATGAACCAGTACCTATTGACCCGTCAGCGGAATTAAAGATTGGAGCGTCAAAGAGGGCTCCTCCAGCAATGAAAGTCGTGTTTAGTGATGTATCAAATATTATATTTGTATATGGGCTAAATGTATCAACAAAGTGAGTATTTAAGCCCACAAAACTAACTGGTATTTTAGTAGGATCTAAGTTAGCCGATGACGAGTTATATACGGACCCGCCGGGACTAGTTGAGAACATCCTGTGTCTTCTATCGGTTGGAGCGCCAGCGGCAGAAAATGTTGTTACGCCAATAGTTGAGCCAGCGCCACTCCATGTTGGTGTAGATAACACCGTCGAAGCTAGTGGTCCGGGGACAATCTGGACAATAGCCATGTTTGACGATCCATACCCTGCTGTTACTACACTATTTGGTAATCCCCCATTGTGACCATTAGCACTATTAATAGCTGCCTGAAGTTGGGCTGCATATGCGTCCTTAGAAGACATCCCATTGATTTGAACAACGATTGACGATCCGTCAGAGTGGATTGCCCCTGTAGAGCCTTCTCCACTATCATCGGTAAATTTATAAGTTTTAAGCGTTCCCATGGTCGACCTAAAAGCGACAGTCTGGTTGTCATAGTTGCCGATTGTGTCACTGAGAAAAAGAAGATTTGACACCCCTTGGTCAGCATAAATTAAAAATGAATTTGTATCGCTTGTTAAAACAAAACTAATATCACTTGATGCTTCACTAGCGTTATTGGCATTAGGTTGAGAATATCCGAACGGTGCGGTCAAGGCTGAAGCGGTTATCCAAGCATATTGCAAATCACTTTGGGGGACCATGTGTTGAACCCAATAATTGTCATATACACTTGCTGTCACAACTGATTCTGCTGTGCTATAAATCCCTGCCGCTGAAAGTTCTATTCTTTTTGCCCCATTTCGTTGTGTCTTTTGGTAAGAAGCAGAAGGCTCTCCAAGGACGCTATCATATCCACCGAAAGCAGTGTGCTTTGTTAAAAGAGTTCTTAAGGGACTTCGCACAGCCAAGTTTCTAAATGGCAAAGCATTGTATACTGAAAAAGTCTCTGATTCGTAATCTAGATATCCCGAACTGTTAACCTCTGGACCTCCGGGGGCGGAAAATCTGCTAACCATAATGCTAGCATGTCTGCCCCTGTCTGGGACCACGTAATCTTTAAGTCCAAAAACCGAAGTTGACGCAACTGAAGCGGTTGGTATGCCATTGTTTTCGACAAGATATCTGTTATTAATACTTCTATCTGGTATCTGTACAATTTCATAATTATGGGCGTAATTTCCCATACTTACTATCGAGCCATAGCTACTACTAAGGGTGGCGGTAGTTGTTTTGATATTCTTTATATTAACTGGGCTTTTTGCTATAAAGTCTCTTGTGAAGTCTGATCGCGTGAATGTAGAGCCAAAATAACTTGGATTTAATATATTATAATATATATTTCCTCCCGCGAATGTCGGCACCGCATACCATGCTTCGGGTCTCTGATCCTTCCTTGGCTCTGTTGGTCCGCTTAATTGAACTGGCTTCCAAACATAACCTATGTTTCTATATTGATTGCCCCCAACATGTTGTCTGGTAAAGGGACCCTGAGCCGGTACTTCTTTTGTGTCCAAGTAGTAATCTCTTAAGTGATCTGGTCCAGCCTGATATCCGGTTGGGACACCAGTAGCGGCGGTAGTGACACTTGATGAGAAGAAAGTATAGGGCGACACTAAGGCATTTGAATACTTTGATTGAGTATTTGTTGCGTCATTTAGCTGCACCTGATAATCGGCAGATCTTTTTATATTGGGGTTGATCTTGATATCATCGGCACATAAGATGCTACTGGTTGTGAATGTGGTTGTGTCATAAGTTATTGTTCTATTTGTAAAAGGTCGTGTTTCAGCCATTACAATTGATCTTTTATTGTATTTTGTTTTGAGTGGACCGCCACCTTCCTTTGCTGTAATATTGTAAGGGGAGCCAAATCTCCTGTTGAATACTTGCAGGGATGCCGAATGGATCATTTTCCTATCCGCGTCGACCGAAGCAACCCCAGTCTCTAAAAATGATTCCCCTCTTGATGCCTTTTTATTCCACCAATTACAGTTATCAGTCTGGCTTAGACTCAGTGGCGCATGACCATGTTGCCAATCATAAAGAAGCTCATTAATGCCCCTTATTGACCCCGTAGGATCATTAGACCCAAATTCCATCGTTGGAAACTTGTGAGCATATTTGCTTCTTTCAAAAACATGACTTTCAACAATGTTTTTTACGCCCTCAATCTGTGAGGATGCTGGTACAAGCTGGTTGACCATTTGGCTGACTGAGCTATCTAGCCACTTAAAATATTCTAGATATTTATCTAAATCTGGTGTATTGCCGATTCTTTCGAAGAAAATCTCTCTTATTTTTGTTAGCAACTTATAGTTTGGTCTATACTTGTTAATCGGATCTCCGATAAGATTCTCCAACCCGCTGGCTTCAGCCGAACATGCCAAGAAGTTAAGCATTTGTTCAGAAATCGCTTGGTACATGCTTTTCTCAACCGCAAAACTAAATTTAGTTGGTCTGGTTCTAGGGGAGAAAAACTCTTGATCTCTAGTCAAAATCTTGACAGTATCTGAAACGTCTAGATTTTCTGGTACTTGTTGCTTATAACTATAGACATGCTGTTTTGATATCGCATCTGTGCTTGATGGGTAAAAATATAAACCCCTTCCTGTATGCTGCTTGAGAAGTAGGTCAGAAAGGTCTCCTCTAAATTTACTATCAGCGGATCCAGATGAGAAATCTTGTACAACAAATTCTCCACTAGCATCGGAACCAGTCACTGTGTTGAAATCCCAATTTAATGCCAAAGTTCTTATTTTTGGTACATTAACTTTGTAGTTTTGAAACAAATAGGCACTTTCCATGGGATCAAAAAGACCATAGTTCGATGCGTCAATGGCATGTGATATAATTTCGTCTTTCTCTAGCGGCAAAGCCCAATACCTACAAGACGAGATCTTCGTATTCGTCCCCACAATTAAAGAGCCTGTGTAGTTTGTCCTGTGAGACCCAACATATAATCTTTTTTTGCTAGCTAGGAACTCGTTTCCGGATGAAACAGAACCAGTCAAAACAAAACTGTTCACCACTATATCGGCTTGTGTATTGTAGCCATGGAACTCTACATTATATCCAGATGTTCCGGATACTATTCCCAAATTTGGATAAGTTGATGGCAAAACCTTTACGGCAAAATGCCATTTCTCATCTTCGTATACATCTTCAAAGAAACTAGATGTTAAATATGGAACTGTTGCTACAGTGGTAGAGTTAACATTCGTTCCAGTTAATACAAACTTAACTTGATTTAAATTATATTGACTTTCAATCTTTGAATTGACATCTCTAACAGCATAAACTTGAAAACTTGCGTAGTCATTGTCCGCCCAAGTTGTATCTCCCTCATTGGATGGCTGTATTGTTGCCCCGTGCATACCAAAAAGTGATGCCGAGATAGGGACATACTCTGTATCAGCCTTTCTTGGGTTATTAATATCCAATTCTTTTGGAAATATCACATCCGTTTCAACAGTAAAGCCAATTTCGGCATCAAACCCTGCCGATTTATTGCTGCCTGTAATATACATGGCAGAATTAGAATTTGAGGAAGCCGTGCTTTGATATACTAGTGCGTTGAAATTACTAGCCGTAGCAAAGTTAGCGAAGTTTTTAGTTATTATTTTTGGAGTGATCGACTGATTTAAAGTAATATCAGCATTGTTTGCATAAAAAGACAAAGCATACAGGTCATCGTCGACTCCAAAACACCTAATCAAGTTTCTTATTGACTTTTCTGTACCTTTTGATTTATTAATAAAATTAAGGTTATTGTAAATATTTGTATATATTTGATTTTTTACATTTACCAATTCCGTTTTATATTCTCGAACATTGTCTCTATTGGCGAAAAAAGGTAATACATCTGCCATAGAAAACAACTCTGGTGCTACAAAACCTTTGGATTCTAAAAGTCGCCCTGCGAAGGGGATGGGCTTATAGGCACTCCCCGAAACACTTCCGCTTATGTATGAGTGATTTTTTATTTTTGGAAGTTGTTCTGTCTGAATATAGAGTTCATCAAAATAACTGGCAACAATTTGAGTCAATTTTCTGATCGAAAATCGGTCTTTGTCTGAATCCTCATCCAACATCCATTGAGGCATTAGCCTGTATACACCCATGCTATTCTTGTTATCATATTCAAGACCCTCGGCTACTTTTTCATTCATCAATGAAACAACTGATGGGTGATTATTGTATACGATTGGGTCTTTGAATTCTCGTTCTGCCGCACTAGCACTAACAAGGGCTGACCCTACATACCGGATTGTTGGACTTGACGCATGAGTGCTGTAATTTTCATACAACCCATTGGAAACTCTCCCTGAATAATCAAGAATTGTTTTGTCTTGGGCAGAATATCCCGTAATGCCCTCATTAAACTTATAATAAACACCTAGGTTTACAGGATTTGATGATCCACTAAACTTTGAATTTTGTGAACCATAGTCAGAATTTGTTCCACCAGCTACCTGTGTAAACCAATTTAAATTAATATCTTTTTCGTTTCTAGCTGTTTTCCAAAATCTAAACTCGTCAAATAAAGAACCAGAAAGTGCTCCATAGCCACTATCGTCAACCCCTGTAAAGTTAGATGCTGGTTTATATCTATACGATCCAATGTTTGCATTAAAAGGACCCTCTTTAACTTCGGAAACCTGTGATCCTGAATGAACTGAGTCGATCAAGTTTCCATTAATATAAAGGTTGAATAGTAGATGGTCTGACCCTGTTGGATTATTTTGTGCAATAAAGGCATAATGATTCCAATCAGTTAAATCAATATTATACGCGCCAGAAAGGCTTGTTGGACCGAGTGGGACTCTTTCAGCACCTGTATTCCCAGACATGTAAGTGATGTGAAACACAGAGTTGTCTACGTAAGAACCGTTTAATGTCTTGTTGAGCCTTGTTTCAATTAAAAAACGTCCGTATGTCCCACTTGAAGTTTTGCTTGTTCCCTCGTTCCACAAATCAAAGTATGCATGAGAGGGGGATGTTTGGCTTTTCGATGGTTCGGTTGGCAATTTCATCCAGAATTCAACTGTATTGCCCTTTGTACCATCAATTGTTAAGTTTTGTGCCTGACTGCTAGTCAGATTGAAGATGTTTGCTTTTTGTTTAGGATCCTTATAAGTTATTTGCTTATCGTAATCTGGATCATAAGTAGGGGCAGTTGGACCATGTGGTCCACCCTTTATAGAAATGATCTGCGGATTTAATGACTGAACAAATTTATCAGTGGCATCGAAGGCTACAGCCCCGACATCATTGAAGTATGCTCCAATTGTGATGTATCCGTTAGTCCTAGGATATTCATACTCGAAGAAATAATTGTCAAAGTAAGAGGAGGAATTGTGCCAGCTATATTTCTCCTGCAAAGAGCCATCATAGGGGTAGGTTCTGTAAATGTTGTGAATAGCTTTTTTATAATACTCTTCAGCGGATCCGAACTTAGCAAAGTTTGCTGGATTTGAGAAGTCTATATTTGGCTTAAACCTGTCTCTGTCCTTGAGAAAAGCTTCGACATAATTTGGAGACTCTACTTCTCTTGAGATACCGCCAAAACTAGAAGAGACCAAACTTTTATTGGGTCTCGCTCTTTTTTGAGATTTAAAAAGGCTTTTTGCATCTTTTCTCGACATTACTCTTCTACCTTAAATTTAAAAACTTCTTTTTGCTCTCTATACGACCCGTTGCTATAATAAGCAAATTTTAACGCATATTCATATCCAGTTTGTAATAACTTCATGTCTAAATCAAAATAATTCCCAGAAATATCGTAAGATAGGCGAGTATATGCTCCTGTTGACCCTTCAGCCAAGGGAGACAAGGCAGACCCTGTTCCAAAAGGAATTACTTGGTATTCATCGGATGTTCTGTACAGACTAAAGTATGCGTCTTCAATAACTTCGCTGGGTAGACTAGTTTGCATTGCTGTATAATTATTTGGATTCCAGTTTTTAGATCTAACAAATAGCCTAAATCTTGCCTCTTCCTCTCTAGAGTAAGAAGGCTTCAAGTTGTCGACGACCGTAACATAATCAGGATCGGGATTATAATTTGAAGCATTGATAGTTGAGACATCTATGCCTGAACTGGTATGGTATGATACTACATCATTAAAATGCCATGCCGCGTAAACTGTATCAAGAGAGTGTGACATTGCTAGAGATGCTGTATATATACCAGTGACGGCTCCCTGTGGTCCATTATAAATTCCACCCGTTGCATTAAGAAAATTAACAGTTGTTACGTCTCCGCCTTTTGGTAATGCTAGTTTATCATATATGTTTCCTGCTGAGTTTGAATATAAACTTACGTGGATCACATTTGTGTCTGCATGTACGGAATTGGCTGGTATGTTTTGTAACTGACCACGGACATAATTATATAAGTATATTGTATTGAGATTGTCCTCACCAGTTGCTAAAGAACTGCTTAAAACAAAATTAGCTGTATTGTCTTTTGTGGAAGAATCCCACCTAGCCTCCAAATTTGGTCTTTTCAGGAAATATTCGCTTGATCTAGCAAAGAACTTCTTTGTGTAGTATGAATGAGAGCCTGTCTCATAGCTAGAAGATAAGAAAACGCCCAATCCGTAGTTTGGGATTCCTGTGCCGTTAACGAATTTATTTGAACTAACAAGACCATTTGTTCCAATCGATCCGGTTATTACAAGGTTGCCGGGACCTCCAACAGTATTTCCAGCCAAACCTAAGTCGTCTTGGGAAAGAGTGAAATAATCTGTTCCAGTATCGTTGGTAGTAGCAGTTATCCTAAGTTCGGACACATTATTCACTGATGCTATTATTTTAGTTGCTATAGCCGCGACAGATCCTAGACCACTCAGTCCTATTATTTTATGTTCTCCGATTGCACCCTGACCTTCTGTTGTTACATCTTTATCAAATTTAAAAATAACAGTAGTGCCTTGAGAATCTACAAGGGTAAACTTCTTATCATCTAGGTTTGTAGAGGTTGCTGAACTATGCACTTGCACTGCTGCCGAAGCCTTTACTCCTCCAGTCATCCAATCTTCAACAGCGTTGCTGATATCTACTGAGAGGTCCTCTGTTCCGTCTGTAAATGAAGTTGTGTATACTGGAGACAAAATACTTTCTGCGAAATCTCCGCCCTCTGTTAGCCAATCAGAATTGCCATCTCCGGGAGAACCTTTTCTTATCCAGTTAGATCCAGTCCCTTCGTATGTTTGGTCTGTATAGTTATCCATATCCAAACCATATCCCTCTTGCCAAGAACCAGAGCAAACCTTAATAACCATCTTAAAGTCTTTTGGTAAAGAGTAGGCATGGGCAGCGTTATACATATTGAGGTACCACGAAACATTTCCGCTAGCCGGTATTAAACCGTTGGTTCTATCCTCGTTCATTTTATCTATATCAAATTGAATAAGAATTCTTGATTTCTCTGAGGATAATCCAGAAGAGGCTGATGTCTGACCGGCGATATAAAAAGCCTCAAGAACATCTGCTGCACCCATATTGGATCCAGTGCCTCTTGTTTGTAGATCCTCCTTGAGGGCATTTGAAATTGTATTATCTGAATTAGCAATATATCTTTTAATAGCCATTAAATAACGCTCCCTACTATGTCTTCTGAGGGGGATTTTATCTCGAATATGAAATCTTCTGGTGCCATAATCATCCTGCCATCGGGAGAAATATATTTATCGACGCTGAAATTGACATCAGAATAAGAAGCTCCCAACTGCTGAACTACCCTTACCTCTCCCACGTCTAAGACACTATCAATATTTTTTAAAACTTGAAATATGTCAGAATAGTTAAATGGTTCACCAAATTCAAATTTATTTCTAGAAAATCGCGATGATAAAGCGGCGTTTGCCTGAGATAACGCACTAAATCGGTTTTCTTCTCTGTCTACCATAATCTCATATTGAATTGAAAGGTTTACTATCTTGCCATCCAAGATGTCAATAGTGTCATTGACCATTTTATAGTTTGTGATCCAAGTTTTTAAATTATTTTTCAAAGTTGTTGGGGAAGGGATCAAATTTCCATTTCGATTCTCAGATACAATATACAAATTTAAATTTCTCTTAAATGAATCTTTATCTTGAACAATATTTATCCTTTTGACGGATCCAAACTTTCCGGGCATATTGTAAATAAGGGCTTTATAATCCTCCCTCGTCACTGCTCTATTCTGTGCGGAATAAGCACCGTAGGCTCTTTGCCTTATTTCTTCAGACGAAGCCTTTGATGTATCCCCAACAATTGGCTCTTCGTTTTCAAACTCCAAGCTCGATATAACTCCTCTAATACTTTGTTCGGAAAGTCCAGATGGGTTTTTAAACTTAATATTGACATCAGTTACTGAATCTAGAGAGTCGGTTGATATATTGATATTGTTTGAACCATTTGACCTGTATACGACCGCCAAAGTTGTGTTAGATGGAGCAATGCCCAACTTATCAGTTTCAATTAACTGCGTTGGGTCAAAAGACCTATCTGTAACATAGTTTTTCCCATGCATGTCTAGAATAACATTTGATGGGTCGGATACTACATCAGAAGTCATATTGCTGTCTGATCCATATCCAAATTGAATTGTTGTATCCTGCCCTACATGCTCAACAATGAATCTCCTAGGCACAGCCTTTGGCTTCATGATGTAAGGGACAGCGTTCCTGTCAGACGATCTATTGGTGATCGGAACATACACCGTATCTTGAGTTAAATAATCGACTTCAAAGTAGCGATTACCAGATGTGTCTGTTATGGAAACAACTTCAGTTATATTAAAATCGTCTAGAGCAAACTTTGGAAATCTCTGGTATTCTCCAACGCTTATATATTGCACTTTTAATTCCCCAGACCTTACTCTGCCCTGCGCTCTGATGGCGTAATTTGTTGGGAGACCCGTTGAAGAGTTTGTAGCAGCTACTATTATTTCATTATTGCTGTTTCCAAAATCAACATCTTCTATTAGAGTAAAGACTGCTCCTGAGTCGGCACCAAACTTTGTTCCGTTTTTTAATACAGGAGCATATCTTAAATCAGGACCTACAGCCGTGTTTGATGCCGGGACAACTACGTATAAAGTTACCATGCCTTCCGAATGAGCAGCACCCGACTGTTTATATCCCAGTTGTTTTGCTAGCCTATTAACATTATTGAATTCTAGTGCGGTATCTAGAAACGACTCGTTAACTTGATAATCTAGATAAAAGGAAAGAACGTCTCCAACATACGCAGTCATATCAAGCATCATAGATCCGAATGAAGCCTCACTAAAATCTTGATGGGTGTCTGGATAGTATCTTCTGGCATATGATTCCAAATCTACCTTGATAGATGCGAAATCTCTACTAGTATAATTTATTGGAGGTAATTTTACTTTTTTGCTAGCCATAAAACAGTTTTCCTTTTGCTTCTAGGTAATTAGTTCCTTTTGCCTAAATTTAAAATTGTTGATTAACATTTATTTTTACGGAATCAGAAAAGTTTAATGGCTCAATAAAATACTCTATTACTATATTAAGACTATTGGCATCTATTTCGGCTGATCCGAATGATTGCGGCTCTGGTCCGAACTGTATATTCTTTATCTTTAAATAAGGTAAGAATTTTCTTACTTGCGATCTTATCTCTGCTGATATTCTATTATTTAAATCGGGACCATAGTTTTCAAATAAAAACTTATAAATCCCAACACCAAAGTCGGGAATCATAATTCTTTCTCCCGGATTTGTTAATATTAGCATTTTAAAATTTTGCTTGACCACATCTCTCAGGTCTTCTAGCATTTTATATCCGTTAACACGATCCCTTGTTAATGGCAAGAATGGACTATAAAAAGACATATTAATTCTCCCTCTTTCTTAATAAATAGCAATATTTAAATGTTTTCTTGCCTAGTATGGGTCAGTAAAGCTATTTTTATACTGTTGCTTGCCCTTGAGGAGGCATACTTGACTTATCAATGCCCTAATCGTGTTTTTAGTGGGGTTAAAGGCTTTCCTGAATGGTTCACTTCTACTAGCAACCAAAACACTATGTAGTACCACTAGGCTACACATCTTTGGGACAGGAAAGCTATAACTTAAAATACCCTCATACGCTGGATTTGATGCTATATTTTCAACTATATCTTGAACGACTTGCTTTCCATATGGCGTTTTCGTAAAAACACTAAATTGGTCCGCGACGTAGTTTATCTCATCCGATCTATCACTTAAGAATTTCCAACCTCCATTAAAAGAACTAGGTCCATTAATTTTTACCTTTTGGTCAAACAGTGGCAATATTAAGCTAAATATCGGATCAGTCAAATTGTCATCCCCAGATTGAACAGTATCACTATAGTGAACATTTTTATTTTCTATTAGCATTAAAGATTTTGTTTCTTTGACAAAATCGATATAATCGTTTACTTCCGGCTCTTGATGTGGTCCAGTTTTTAATTTAGCTGAAGAGATTATATTTAATCCATTAATGTCTAGAAGATCCTTAAACTCATCGAACATCTTTTTTACTGGTTCTACTTGGTCCTTTATTAATGGTTCGCCGTTTTCGTCAAGAGCATCAGTTTGGACCGCCCCATAGCACCACCTTATGCCAAAATTTATTTCTTTAAATAAGTCCTGTAACTCTATTTGAATATTATTAGTATCGACAGTGCCATCACCATCCATGCTCAACAAGGGCTCAACGGGCGGTGTATTCGAAGGATATAGAGAAGGTATGCCACACATTAATGATATTAGTTCAATAAAATTGTCTTCGCTTAAAATTCCTTTTAGTCTTTTGTCGCGATTTACTAACGATTCTATATAATTATCGTCTCCCTCTTCCCAATCGATCAATTCATAATAATATTGAAAGAAAAATTTACCGTTCTTAAACAGGTCTATCCTGTTTGGAGAAGCAATAGAAACGTTTTCCACGCCGTCAACAAAGGGTTCATCATAAACCTGAAGCATCAATGGGTAAGATACAGACGCTAGTGGATTTAATTTTTCAATACCTACGCCGCTGCCCTTAAGAGTAAAGGAGTTCAGTTTGTTTTGTATATAAGGAATTGGATTGGCTAGATTTTCTTTAATCAAGTACCTTAGCCCATCTTTCCAACTCTCAATCCTATAGTCTGTTTCACCAAAAACTGTTTGGCTCTTAGCAATACCGGGAATACCTCGCTCTGGGTCTTCAAGGTCATCAGCCACAAAAGGAATTGATGCTCCATTACATGCTTTGAATAGACCTTCAATAACCTCAGAAACATTTTTCTCGAAAAGGCTAGGTCCATTTGTGATATAATCAATCATGTTTCTGTAAGTCAATTCAACAATTGCGTCATCTTGCAGAACAATGTCCGTTGGCAACTTGGATAATGGGATTAATCCCCTTATATACATCTCTCCAACAAATATTTGAATTAAAGACGAAATTAATCCCTGCAATATTGCGTAATGGGGCATACCAAGCTCGTCACTATTCGGGTCGTAAAATCTCGAAAAGTCGTAATTTTCTTGAACTAATTTCTCAACAACCTCAAAGTCAATCAGTTGTTTTTTCTCATTAGCAGAGGACGCTAGATTCAACCTTGTCATTTGTTTTCTAAGGTATGTTCCGTTATAAAAACTTTCAATTAAGTCATCTGTAATCCCATCTAATCCGGCAGCCAGTGCAGCGAGTTCCAAAAATGCAAACTGTAGACCAAGACCCGGAATAATATATAGGGGGTTAAAGCCTCCCAAAATATCATCGGTTGGATCTAATTCAAATTCTTGCAACAATTCGGCATTTGAAATACTTTCAGCGAGGGTATCCATCACCGAGGACCAGATAGACCAATAAATGTCGTTTTGAAAAATTGATTTAAATCCATCAATTGTTTTATCATTTAATTTAAAATTTCCAGATTGAATATTTTTTAAAATTAATTCTGAAAAATATTGAGCCTGTGGGGGGGCGGACAAGTTTTTATTCAGAGGATATTGATTCAAATGATCCAATAATAACATTGGTATCTTCTTTGTGTTTTCATCCAGAAGAGTTAAATCAATAGTTTGCTTATTGTCCTTGGCTCCAAATAGATTTGCTACTTTTACTTTGGTTACTAAGTTGTTCTCATAGAGCAAATTACCATCTTCATCTTTTGAGGGGGGTAACATCTCTAAAATAATATCCGCTTTTTCATCAACTTTGATCTTTATAGAGGCTGCACTCTCTTCTGTTGATTTGTTGATCTGGATATTCTGCTCCAAAGTTTGTAACATATCGTCTATGCCTAGAACTTCTTTTCCATCTTTATCTGTTGCCTTTATAGCAACACCTCTGCTTTTCAAAGAGAAACTGGATCCTTGGGTAAAGCCAGCATTTGTCCCTCCAGCAGACCATTTTGCGGGATACAATAAGTCTTTTCTGTCGATATCTGAATTTGACAACAGATTCGTGAGTGCTATAGGAAGGGAACTATCAAGAAGAGAATCTGTTACTGGGTTTTTGCTGACCAGAACATTTTGCTGGAGATTTATTAGGTCTCTATTCATTGCTGCCTTAATAGGAGTTACCATTTGCTGAACAGTTTGCTCTATCACATGATCCATTGTCGGATTGGGAAGACCGGATAGAACACCTTGATTACCCACGCAATCCCCAAAAATGGATGGCAATTGATTAGACATATCTTGGTTTTTCCTGATTGCATCTGCCAAAGCTCTGTATTTATCTAAATCAAAATTGAGAGCCCTCTGAGCAGAAGCATCAAATAAATCACTAACACCACACCTCTCTGCCAGTTGAGCTTTTGCGTCAGCAAGTAGATTACTACACAGTTCTGGGTTTTCATATTTGTCGATGATATCATTTTCAATATCCGCCAGAACTTTCCTAGGCAATCCAAGACCAGCGCAAGTAAAGAAATCTTCTATTCTAGACTTGTTGTTTAGCTGAATTTTAATCTCGGGATATTTTGATATTTCTTCTTCTCCAACTTTGAGAATAGAATCGGTTATGCTGTTTCCAAGTAGACCCAAGACCTCTCCAGAACTAAGCCTGTTAGATATCGAAGTCATCATTGTTAATACCATATCTCCCGTAACATTCTCCCCATCTATCAATATTCCGCACTCAGAGAAGTAATCCTCTAGGGGTGGGAGATTTAAGTCAGGATTACTAAATATTTCTCCCAAATCTTGACCGCCATAATCTTTTACTTGCTTTTGACCTTCTGGGCAAGTGATTTCGGGACATTGCAGGAGTAAGTCCAAAAGCGCCTTGACCAATTCCAGTAACAATTGTGCTAAAATAAATTCTAACGCTGCCAATAGAGCATTCAAAAGTTCGTCTAATATATTTGTTGTCGGTAATCTCAAAAAGAAATCTGGTATTTCCATACAAAAAGAGCATATCAAATCTGAGGCTTCTAGTTCTTTTGGATCAGTATTTATATCCGCCTTTGGACCCTTTGATTGATTTTTGATCTCCGACTTATTTTCACCAGAAAGGGCTGATTGTGCTGGATTTGGGCTTATGTTTGCTCCCACAGACCCCGCATTAGCATCTATCTCCAAGTTTGGTACTGTTATTGTATCAATCCCGATTTGATCAAGAAAACATTTGCAAATCTTTGCGTATAAAGTTGCTGGATCAATATAATCCAAAACGTATTCTTGAAGGTCATCGAGGTCAATTACTTTATTTTTAATATCTTCTATAGCTGGTGCTGATGCTAACCAATCTCCGACATATTCTTTAATATTTTCTCCGTCGAAAGCCTCTCCAAAAGCAGTGATGGCGTCGATATTTTCAAAAGTAAACCTTTCGTCATTGACCTCAAAGGTGCCTTTAAATAATGTGTCTCCAACTCCAGAAGGAGGCTTTGGGCACGGGGGGAAATATTTATTTAAACTAAATTGAAACGACCCTAAATCAAATCGCGGATCTAATTGTAATTGCTTATCCAACGCTGAAGCGATTGGACCCAAAACATCTTCCCACCTAGGAAGAACAAAGTTTAAAGGCTCACAAGGTGTTGAGGGATATCCGTTTGAATCAAGCTCCTTTTCTACGATTGAGGGCTTTGGGTTGACAAAGTATTTTTTAATGGCATCTTGCCACTTTAACATAGGGTTTCTTATCAGCCTGTGGTTATAAAACAAACTCATCGTGTTTGTATTGTTGAGCGGCAATGTGTTTTTAAAATGTTCCAATCCTATATTCAATAATTCAAACTTTTTCTTATCATGATGTTTGTATGCTATATAGACTAGTTTATAATCCTCATTCATACCAACTTCTATTATGTTATCAAGACCAGACCCAAGAACAATATTATTAATGGATAAATATTTCTTTATAAGCGTCGGAATAAATTCAAGACGCTTCATTTCTTGCATCAAATCAACACCAACTAGTCTATATTTTGACGCGAATATTTCTAGATACATCCTGTTGAGACCAAACAATGCTTGATTAATGTGGCTTGCATAATACTGTTCGTTTAGAGTTATTTGATAAATTGATTGATCTCTCAGCGTTTTTAAACTTTTTTCGACAGTCTGAAAAGCATTTAAATATATTCCTCCGACTTTTACTAAAAACTTAATACTCGAACCCGGTCGCAAATCTAAGTGATAATCTTCAACAGAGGTTACAAGATAGGCGTCTGCCATATTGTCTATATCTTTTTCATTATAAGACTTCCCATAAAAATCAAAAAGATTTTTTATGCCTATCTTCTCTGCTACTTTCTTCTTTTCTTCCAAATCAGAATCGTCTACTACGCAGCTTTCTCCAGTCAGTTCAACTGATATCCAATACTCTCCGTCTTCCAAATGATAGTATGGCTCTTCTAATTTCCACCAAGTCGGAGCCAATGCTCTTGACATATCAGACATGGGCTTTATGATGATTTTTGCTAAATCCAATACAGTTGGCGGATTATCATATATTCCCTTTCCGCCAGATTTATATGGAGTTGAGAAGAATAGCCCCTTCTCAACTGGTTCGAGGTGCTTGGGGTGTATAAATCCAATTTCTCTATCCATCTCCCCCGCTTCGGGATCAATTATTTGTATTCTATTCCACTTGCCCTCGCCGTTTACCCACTCTTTTAGCACTTTTACAGTTGTAAAATTGTCAATATATCCCAGAATTCTACTTCCGGATCCCGGCTTTGTATATATTGCTACTTCTTTTGGCAAACCCTTATCCCATATGTAACTGCTTACTGGGGCATTTACCTTTGGAACGTTCTCTATATCTGAATATAATGTCTTTGATTGCTCTATTTTTTCACTAATTTTCCCCATAGCCTTTAATGCTGCTTGGGCTGCCTCATATGATATATTGTCCACTACCTGTATTGTTGGAAACACGCCAAAATCAAAACTTAAACCAGCAGATTCAGATCCGTACAAGCTGTTCTCAAAGCTTTGATATGCCTTCGATAAGGAGTCTGAATATAGGTTGGCTCCACCTTGGTACAAAGACGCCTCGAATAGTTCTGTCAGGTCCATGCCTATGTCTGTATATTCAGAACTTTCTCCCGCAAGACCAACGATTCCCGCCTTCACAAGATCAATAATCATTCTATTTTCATCAATTTCCATCTCTACTGCGTAGGAAAGATTAACATGAGGTTTGTCGACATTGTTTCTATAATTTTCGCTAGTGATATCATTGTCTAACTCATAGTTTAGAGTCATATATGGCTTACAAGAGTCAGAAATGTTGTTTGAAGTCTTGTAAGTCTTAACACCAAATCCATCTGTCGACTTATTAGAGAAATACTGCTTCTGGTATACCTCGACTGTGCCAGCCTCGCCCTGCGCGAATCCTGCTCCGGGCTCCCCAATAACAAATTGCTCTTTAGTATAATAAATTCCGAGATCAGTTTCTTCGGAACCAAAGCCTGCGGCTCCTGCATTTGCAGCAGCGGCGAGTGCCGAAGAATGATTGTCAGCGCTGAACGTAAATGTTTGTGAGGACAGTGGCAGGTTTGGGGGGACCAAGCCATATTGAGCCGCATCCTGTTTCACAGTTGGATATATTCTTAAAGATTGAACCCAGTTGGGCACACATTTCCTCTTTTGACCAAAAAGTCTCGGGTTTTGTTGTAGATATGAAGACCACTTTTCAAATATTTCAGAAGTGTATTCTGTTGTATCCGCAGGTGCTCCTTGGGGATCTTGAATTAGTGGTGCCCAACTAATATCATCCAAGTTAGACCAACCCTCATCTCCGCCCCTGCACCAACTCCATATCGGAAATTCAAGCAATGAGAATCTGTTAACAAAGATGGGAACATTTGTTCCTTTATACACACTATCAATATTATTTTTGTTGTAATCTATGGCATTTTGTACTTTTTGCTTCTTTTCATTAATCGAATATGCATTGTCTTGCACACTCACAACATCAGATCCTTGGTAGTCGCTTGCGGGTCCGTATTGAGCAAAGTATTCATTTGCAATGTCATCCCAGCCTTGGGCGTTGTCGACAATATAATTAACAACTGGGTACCTCGGAGTACCTGCAAAGTATTTTTGATAGTGTGAATAAGAATCACTTAGCCCGGATTCAGGAAGATATTCTTTTTCAAACAACAATGGATGCATATCATCATAGTTGCTTTGCTTGAAGCTTGTAGCGCTTCCGTCCAATGTTGCAATGGTGTCGTCATCACCCGAGCCAGAATCTGCAAGATAATTGATTTTTAAATCAAATCCAACACTAATTTCGAAATTCATTTGTTTGGATTTATTCCACACGGGGGAAATTCCCTCTAACAAATCGGGGATCCAATTTTGCCCAGAAAAACCCATTCCATTAGGTTTCGTTGCAAAATGATATGATAACCACAAATCAGATAAAGCTTTAGTTATAGCTATGGGGGGCAGATCTTTTTCAAGCATTTTTGCAATAGTTTGCCGACCAGTGCCATAACTTGGAAGCGAATTGACCATGCTAGCGATTGTTCTTGGGTTTCTAGGTAGTAGCGCAAATCCACCGGCACTCACAGCATAATAGTCCCCAAAGCCACTTTTTGGCTGATAACTTCCATCTTTTTGCCAATATTTTGTATCGTCTCCACCAATCCAGTCGTTGTTCCAAAGTCCGAATTTTGTTGAAAAATCTATATTCTTTTGGGGTATCATCGGTATCCATTTTTCAGAAATTCCAACCTTTCCGGGTGCAATATCCTGAAACTTACTGGCTTCCGGTGCTCCTATTTTTTCATAATTTACATTTTCAATCACAGTGTCTGGTGATACTGGAGAAGGGATGGATTTTCTTGGATCCCTAGCTAAAACTGGAGCGTTTATCCACTTTCTTCCGACTTGAAATTCAAAAAAACTACCGGACATAACCCTTTGTGTCTGAAGCTCATTGCAACCAAAGTCTTCCTCAGAATATGGTAAGTAAAAAGGTTTCTCAAGTTTCATTGATGTATATCTTTCTGTTTTACTATTCGGCTCCTTTGTTGCTGGCTTAGGTCCAGCAAATCTGGGATTTTGAGGAACTACTTGGGTAATGTATTCCAAAACTTTTGGAAGTATAAAATTTAAGGTATAATGAGGATTATCTAAATAAAGTTGCTTCTTATCATCAGGGACTCCTGCTGGTATTAGTTTATACATCGATACTAAGTTGGATGTTTTAAAATTGGCTTTATATGACTTATTGTTTAACTCTTTGGCTTCTATAAAGTTACCTTCTAATGCCGCCAAGTCAATAGAATTATAATACCATTTTGTAGTTGCAAATCCCGCTTCCGAACCCATCGAAGCATGAAGTGGGCTGGTTGTCATGGCTGTTTTCATACTAGGAAACCAAAGACGAGCTTGTGTTGGGGTAATCGGCTGGAATGGGTTATCGAATTGTTTGTTTGCGTTTGAAGAAAGCTTGTTAATATGCCCTTCCAATTCTCCTTCTAGCTGTGCTATACCAGCAGAAGCATTTCCGTCGACATTGTTTTTAATTGTAAGGTAATTTGTATCCGGACATTTTCCACTTTCATAATCTTTATATTCTTCATTTGAATAGCTTTTGGCTTTCGGAGTGCCAGAGACACCAGAGGCTCCCGGTTTTTGCGCTGTTGGATTGTTAAGACTGGGGCTTTTACTTCCATCTAGATTTGCCTCTCCGGGGAAACCTCTAATTTCAAAAATATGAGAATTTGTGTAATATTTATTAAATTCATCATCCTTAACAAAGGCAGTATCACTTGTCCTTGAGGCACCCAACATATGATAAAATCTCGAAACAAGATCATCGTTTTGATTTTCTACAGAAAACTTTGGAGAAAGTTGTCTGCCCATTTGAACGGGATCTGCGCCAGCTAATCCGGTCATACCTCCGTTCTTTTCGACTATTGTAAATAAGCCCCCTACAGATCCCGCTTGCATACTTAGGTTTTCAAAAGGCACTGCACTGTCTGGATTGGCGGACCCAAAATTTGGCATTCTACCAAAACCCCACGATTTTTTTATATCATTATCGTAATTTTGATCGATTCTTCTATTGACATTTCCAACAGGGTATCCAAAATAATTGTAGGCAATTGCTTGTGTTAACGCCTTTCCGACCAAGGACTCTAAAACAAAATTGGCGAATTTATTTCTATCCCATTCACAGTATATTGACTGGAATGATACAGCATCATCTGTTCCATCATTAACTTGAATTGGCTGCTCTTGACCATACCTGTAGGCAAAAAACTCTTCGGGGGTGCTAAATCCGTATTTATTATTCAAGGGGTTAAACGGGCTGCTAATCGTGTTATTTCCGGCTGTGGTTACCGTGGTGGTACTTAAGTATTGGGGATCTCCCTCAGATATTTGTACACCGTCAATCTCAATTTGCCTCGATGTTGCTCCAGTATCTGGTATTGATAAACCGGCATAATACTGTGCGCCATCATTTGAGAATAATGGTAGATTTATGGAAGCGACTGCTTTAACAAGTGCATTCGTTTTTGGCTTGACTTTAAAATAAAATTCGTTTGATGACATAGTTTTTACGCTCTAGTTTGTATTGTTTTTCTTACTTAGAATTGATCTAGATCCGGTTCCTTTTAAATATCCAAATTGCTCCAACTTAGTATTGATTGCCAAAGTGATTTCATTTGGGAATTTTATAATCAAGTCTTGTATTGATTTTATAGCTGTCCCTATCATAACTTCTGGTGACGGTCCCGTAACACCCGTCAGGGGATCAATATGTATATGGTTCTGGACAATAGTCTCTAGTGTTTGAGTAGCAATACTGACTTGATGCAAGTGATTCGCAATCCTCTCTATATCGTTAAGCATGTGACCAAGGAGTTCTTTTAAATTTTTGCCTTTTACTAAAGGCTGCAAATCAGAATCATCATTTCCCGCAATCAGGTCAATGCCACCGATAACATCTACCTTTCCTTTTTGTGAATTCTCATCGTCAGTTCTTGTAACAATTTTTATATTCTCTCTTGCTACAATCCTAACAAGGTCTGCTTTCATTCCGATGGCAGACCTTGGCTTTGGGCTTAATTGTTTACCCGGACAAATACCAAAATTAAAATCAATATTTGTTTTTTGGCTTATATATATTCTTGCTGCGTCTGTTAAAAAATCATTATCGACTTGCAAAAGCTCTTCAGGAACTTTTCCATTGTTATATAATCCATCTATAATTAATTTGTCAGTTTTCTCGTCAGTGCAATCTGTTGTTGTTGATTTTGCTTCTTTTGATCCTCTCCCAACAACAATGTCTATCGCCCCAGCATGAGAGTCTCCAGACCCACCATACCCTGTGGCGATTGATCCGGGGCGGTCTCTCCCAAGTGTAATCCAAGTATTATTTTCACCATTAATCACTTTCTCGCAAGGAGCTTTCACAAAATTTGGGATTGGTTCAATCTTTTTACCATTTCCGTATCCTGCATACTTTAACCTATCGACTTGCGTTAAGCCATCGAGCTTTTCTTTCAATTTATCCGATAAACAAGATATATTACTTCTTGGTTGTGATCTTTTGCTAGCCATTACGCCCCTATTCCTCTCGGTAATCTAAAAGTTTCTGCTCCGGGTTTCCAAGTTCTTAATCCAGCAAAAGACGAATCAGAAGTCTTTGCTCCAGTTGTTTTTACTTTTTCATCAACCCATATTGCATATGGAAATTGTTCCCCTGCCAGCCAATCATAGTCTGGTCCGGAGAAAGTGTTAACCGAAAAAGCATCCATGGCATCGAGCATGGAAGGTTCACTAGAGACAATCTTTAAGGGCTCTAGTTCTCCATACTTTGGATTTCCAGCAAACTCTTCTCCTGTTTTCCAAGCCTCTCTTGGCACTTGAACTTCCCAGTGCCAAGTTTCGCCATTGTATATATAAAGTCCAAATAGCCAAGCATATTTTACTAAAAATATAAAAGCTGGTGTTTTTGCTTGCGCTGACATTGTTTTTGATACTGCGCGAAGTCCGTTGTTTGAGAAGTCTATCGCCAATCCCGTTTCATGGGGGCTAGCAAAAGCCCTTAACACAGAAGCTTGGCGGCAGTTATAGCCCCTATCGGTATAAGCAGCAACAACTTTACTACACCACTTTCTAAACCCAGCATCATCTAAAGAATATGCCTTCTTATCCCTAAATCCATTGCTAACATTCAAGGTGGATGTTATTGATTCGATTCCGTTTCCGCTTCCTTTTGGAACAGTTTTTCCAATTAACTTTTCTTTTTGAACATACCTTCTCCACAAGTCGTTCAAAGCCTCAAGCCTAACTGCCAGAAGGGGATGACCTTTTGCTCCTCCCGGAAGGGGAACAAGCGCTGGACCTTCTCTTTTGCAATTTCCATAAGCAAATCTACGAACTCTATTCTCTCTCAACTTCCTTAAGTTTGATTTTTTGAAAACATATCCGGGGGGAGCGATGGGTTGGGCAGCAGACAAAGTTACCACTGTTAAGTCCGAAGAATAATCTGTTGTCTGAACATTATTGAACTCGCTGTCACCTGTTGTTGTGCCTCCGGATGCATATAAATCTGAGGCGCTTTCCTGTTGTTTTCCGCTTCTTGGGAGTGATGACCCATTATTATTGACAAGCCCATAATATACTGCCCCCGTTAAATTTGCTCTATTTTGAAAATCAACCCACACCAATGACCCCGGCTCTGGTGTTACGTTAGATAGTTCTTCGTTTTCAGCCAAAAAAACAGGATACATATTAATAATATCGTGGTCGGGATCCTCTAGGGAAACATCTGGTAGGGATTTCGGCACAGGCAAGTATCCGTGTACTTCTGGTATTCTGACTCTTATTTGTAATAAATTTGGTGCTTCATTGCTGTCATTTTTGTTTACTACCTGAGTTGTTAAGGAGGACCAAGAATTTAAATCTAAAAATCCGTCTTTGGTTGACCCGTCGACCCTTAAAACTATTCCAATAAATCTTCCAGCTCTCTGTAGTATAGTATCAGAATAAAAATTGACAGTTGCGTTTTTTACCGCTTCCAACGAAGTGGTGGTGGCAGCATCAAAATACTTGCCACTCATAGTATCAGAGAGGGGATTCAAGACCCCAAATCCAACATTCAACATATTTTCTTCTAAGTATTTTTTAGCCATTACTTGAATCCTTTATGAGGTCAAACAATTCACTTTTGTCTTCTTCAGTTAAACCTTGTTCCTTGCCTGCTTTCTTCTGGAGCAGGGTAGAGATCTTCACAAGTTGTTCGTTTGATCTTTGAAGTGTCTCAACATACTTGGCAGCGATTGTGCCCACAGACTCTTTTCTGTCTTCATCCTTTTTGATGTAGTCCATTAACTCCATCAGAAGGGCTGTCGTGATGGCACGATCACTTCTTATGTTTTTGATTGCTTCGTCGATGTATGCTTCTA